GTCTGAAAGCATAAGAATATTCTTTTGAATCCATTCTTTTGAATAGTATTCACCTACATATTGTTGCACCATATCGAGAGTTTGTAGTCTCTCACGTAATACTTCCATATCACGAAGTTCGGTAAAGTGATTATCACGAATATAGTCAACCGTAATATCGTTCTTCCAGTTTTCCCAATCTTCTTCAGTACAAATACCTTTCAGTATTAACTGCTTTTTAAGAATACCATAGAATAGATGAGAAAATCTCATACGAATTCTATCAATAAACTTTTGGAACTTTAATTCATCTCTATTGACTTCTGTAGATCTACCAAGGCTGAACTGTGCTTCTTGTTCCAAGCGATTGATAGGTACATTTAATGAGCGATATACTTTTTTCTGGAAGAAAATGACATCATCAATCTGGCCCAGGTTTTCTCCACCAGGTAATGTTTCAATCGATGTACCGGTACCACCTTCACGTCTTGGCAACCAGAAATCTTCGAGCATTGACATATGCTTACGATCATCTCTGATCTCGCCAGTCTTAGCATCATATACGAGCTTATTACGGTACTTAGCCATAATATCTTTAAGATATTGTTCAGCTTTACCACGAGGTAAGTTACCTACATCAATATAAAAGATTCTACGTTCTGGAGCACGAGCCAAACGATAGATAACAAGTGCATCTTCCATCATTCGTAATTGATTAATTGGCTTCAATGCTTTGTGAATATATGAAATGATCTTTTTACGATCTTCAGAAAGCAGTCCAGATGTAACATAACTTACAGAGTCATTAGTCATCTTAACACCTGATGTAGATGAACCAGGTTTTTCTTGATATATAAAGAACTCTTCTGTTTTTTCTACAATCTGTGCACCAGTTACTGGATCTTTTTTCTTCTTAATCTTTTTGACTTTACGCATCTTAGCAGAGTCAATAGGACGTATCTCAATAATACCTTCTTTCGGTTGAGCTTCATTGATAATCAAATGGTGGAACATTCTACCATCAATGTACCAACGTCTGAAGATGTCATGACCTAACTCTTTAAAATTAAGCATGCCGTAGATGTTATCGAATTCTTCTTTGATTACTTTTTTAATTCTATCTGGAGCTTCAACATCTTCAAGATTAATATCGAGTGTTTGCTCTAATTGTGAACCAGTAATCGCTTCGTTCACAATATCTTCGATAGCCATATCAACTTCTGGATGCATCGCATTACCACGATACTTCATTATGAGTTGATAGTTATCCTTTGAATCATCATCACCTAAATTGAGATACTGGCCGTAATGTGAACCAGATGCAGTAGCATAACTACCACCTTCATCATCTCTTGGCGGAACGATCGAAGGTGCTTTTTCTTCTTCCTTCTTTTTGGCACGTTTAATTTCAAAACCAAATAATTTAATGCCGTCTTGTCCTGCTTGTTCAGCCATTGTAATTCCTTAAACTAGAGTAAGGGACCGACCTAAGCCGGTCCCTCTATATTTATTTAGCTAGTTGTGTTAGACTCAAAGTACTGATATGCCCATGTACATGTGAATCTTTCAATGTTATCGTTATCAGCATAAGACACTGCAATTTCTGACAGATCCTGAGGATATGCACCACGGAAGGTGTATGTCTTCAATGTGTCACCATTACGGTCTAGCTGTTCAACTTTCAAATCAGCTTCGTATGCAATAGGTGTTGTAAGACCAGTATTAGCTGAGTGAGCATTAATACCATTCATCCAACGTTCGATTGCATTACGAATATTGAAGTCAGTATCATTGATGATAGTAGTTTGCCATTCGGCAAATGTACGATCACCGGCCATCTTTAGGATTCTACCACGGAAGAATACCGGAATGATACCAAATGTTGAACCAGGAAGTGTAGCAGCTTCACACAAGAACGATGTAAGTTCTGGATCACCTTCTGCAAATCCTGGATAATTGATTGTAGCTTTAAAGAGGTTAGGACGTGCACCGCCACCTCTCAGTTTTGACTTAAAGTCATCTACACCGAGAACAGCCATTTCCTACCTCCTTACACTGTGCCTACAACTTCTTCAAAGTCAACACCTGTTCTTACAGCTACGAAGTTAAGAGTAACGTAGTTGATTGAACGTGCTGGTTTGATGAAGATGTTTGCTATGAACTCATTGCGATCTACAACAGCAGCTGTATTGTTTGTTTCATCACAGACTACACGGAAGTCTGTAATACCACGCCGACCTTTGACTTCTCTCAGTACCGGTTCGACAATGTTAACAAACTCTGCACGAGTAAACTCATCGTTAAACTCGAACATCACTTGCTGTGCTGCTCTACCAATTGCTCTTTCCAGTATGAGGAACAATCTACGAACGTTAATACGGTCAAAGGCAGATGGTCTACCAAGTGCCGTCTTATCGCCAAAGAGGATTGTACCTTGTCCAGGAATGTTTGCAATCGGATTAATATCTGCTCTGTACAGTGCATCACGCTGAGACTTATTAGGGCTATAGACCAGTGAAGTAATACCTAGGTATTGACCTCTACGTGAACCTGCTGGTGAGAACCATGCAGCTCTATTTAAGTCAGTTGCAGCCATGATACCTGCAGTTGATGAAGCAGCTGGAATATTAATATACTGATCGTTATACTTATCGTAAACTTTCAGATAGTTACCATCGACTACAAGATACGATGAATTCGTAAATGTATCTGCGGTAGCAATAATATTCGTATTGATTGTTGCTGCGCTTGTTAGGTTAACAATATCATCACGAGCTGGTGATGCTACAACCACACAATCTTTTCTAGTTTGTTGTGCTGTAGCTACTAGATCATTGACTACTGTTGTTTGATCTGTTGTAGTTGTCATTCCTGGTGCAATTAAGAAATCTACTTCTACTTGATCTTTATCTTCGAAGAGATCAAAACCAGATAGGAATTCTGAAGTTCCTAATGCTCCGGAATTTGCACCTTTATCAAAAGTAAATGTTTTGATCGATGCATTAGCTAAGAAATCATCACCGCTATCTACATCTGTACTTGCACCTGCTGCTAGATGATCAGAATCGAAATCTACCATCCACACATATTCGGAACGCTCGTTAATTACATCAACGGCGTAATTAGTTGTCCCATCTGTGTTTTTAGCATTACGTCCTACAGATAAGAATGGGAATGTTTCGAGTACTTCACCACGAGTACCGGTAAACTTACCTTCTTTATCGACAACAACCACATGTACTTCATCATGTGATGCATTACGATTAGAAGCGAAAGTTGATGTATTAGGCTTCTTATCAAAGTTATTACGATAAGCCCATGTACCAAATACTGCATTAGCAGAATCTGATGGACAGATCTGAACTTCAAGTGAGTTACCTAATGAACCCGGATATTTCGCAATGAATGTATGCGAATCTGAATCGAGTGCTGATTTTTGTGCATCAAAATCATCATGATTTTTGATTAACTCAGTTGGCAGTGTTCCATTACTGTCAGTAGCAAGCTGACCTAATGTTGCACGAGAGTTTAATGCTGCACTGGTAACTTCCCTTACTACTTGCAGAGAACTCGAATACCGCAAGAAGTATTGTGCTGAGTGGAAGTCTACCGTATTTGCTGAGTCTGGCGTTGCAAAAGTATCAACGAGAGTAGCTTCATTGTCTACTGATACTCTTTTTTCTGCAGGCCCCCAGCGAAAGTTTCCAACGATTGCTCCAGTAGTAGACTGAACGTTAGGTACGCCACCGGTCAGATCTATCTCTTTAACAACAACCGCAGGACTTTCAGACGGTGTAAAGAGTGCCATTGCTTCTTCCTTTTAATTATATGTTAAACATAATACGGTTGTTTTCAATATTTGCTATTATTTATAATTTTACAAATCTCTGTCGAAAAAGCCATCATCAGTACGTAAGTCAGGATCAAACTCTTTTACTTGCCAATTATCTTTTCTATCTTGCTGAGTTAATACTTCTGCAAAATCTTGGCCATCATCTATAAATCCAAATGGTACGATATTGTCTTCAATTTCTTTCATCCTTTGCTCAAACAACATTTGCTTTAAGTTAATATCAGTCATATCAGCAAAGTACTGTGTAGAAACAAAGTAACCAAACATCACTAGGTTCATCATTAAATCATCATGGTTACCATCAGATGCTTCGTATGATTGTCCTTTAGCTTCAAATGTAGAAATTTCTAATATTGTTTGTTCATCTACTATTTTAAGTTTACGTGATTCCAGAATATCTTTAATTGCAGAACAACCAAGTCTTTTAGTTTTACGAGTTATTTCGATGCCGATCTTATCTGCTTTGATTGCAGACTCAACATGTACATTCTCGTATTCTAATTCATGGTATAAACCATTACAAACTACAGTACCCTGATCATTTGATTCTACAACTACATAAGCATCGTTGTAAGATTTTGCGTACTTATATATAATATTGGGGAAGAGTAAAGGAGAGATAGTGTTGTTGCGATATACAGCCACCTGCTCAAAAGGCCTAGAGCTAATATCGAGTAAATTAAATGTAGAGTAGTCCTGACCTCTTCCCTTACTTACATCAACAGTCATAATATATTCATGACCTTTTACAGGTTCTTTATATACTTTTAGTAAACCACCTTCTAAAGTATTAATAGGGTTTTGAGCTCTTAATGATAAGAGAGTATCTGCGTTAATAAGTGTATCACCAGTACCAAAGAAAGTGTTGCCGAATTCCTGATCAAACTGCAATTGACTGGTATTAGCAATTGTTTGTTCTTTCCAGTTTTTATCTCGTCCTGGTACATCCCACCAGTCAACACGGAAAGATTTAAATTCATTTATACCTTGTACTGCACCTTCCCATATCTTGTGGAACTGATTACCAATACCGTTAGCAGTAGAAGTTACAATAACTTTGGTATCTTTACCAGATGATACTACTGGATAGGTAGAGGTGTAAAACTCAGAAGCTCTTTCAACAAAAGCAAACTCATCGAGATAGAGAAGATTGACAGATAGACCGCGAATAGAAGAGCCAGATGTGGCTGACGCGAGGACACGGCTATTATTCGAGAACTCAATCGATCCTTTATTAAGTGCCTTGCATCCCGGTTGCAAAAAGAACGGAATATTTTCCAACATAAGCGTAATGCGAGATAGCATTTCCCGAGCAGTTGCCCCTTTATTCGCAAGAACCGCAATTGTTTTTTCCGAATTAAAGAGTGCAAACCACAGGAGGTACGCGCACGCCGATATTGATTTTCCCGATTGTCTGCAAGCCAGTACAATGTTAAACCGATGCTCATTAAATGCCTCAAACATCTTTTCCTGATAGGGGTACAAGTCAAATTTGACTAAACCTTTATCAAGTGAAATAATTTTACAATATTTTTTAGCGAAGTATGATGGTGATTTCATACACCTTGCATACTCTTGAACTAGTTTCTCATCCCATGCTTGTAAAACACCATCACGTTTTACATTAGGATTCCCGAGGTAGCTCTCTGTCTGGTGTAACGTCAATTATGTTTTCATCCTGTTGTAGCAGCTTTTGAAGATCTGCTGTTGATCCAAGAAACACGTTATTAGTGGTTGTGTTTGCAACCTGTTTCACTTCTTCTTTGTTTATATCTTTTTGCTTCTTATTCAGATCCATCAATTTATCATTTACATCCGATATGTTTTTAATCATACCAGATAAAACTTCATATGCTCTTGGATGCTCAGAAGCACGAGCTACTTCGATCATATCTTCTAGGCCTTCTCTACCTTTTTCAATTAATTCATAATATGTTTGGCGAGAATAATCATAGTCAGTTTGTACATTCTTATTTTCATCACTCATTATGCGCTATCACTTCCAAGAACTACTTCTTCAGTAAATCCAAAGTCACTGTCTGGCATACCAATTGCCGTTAATGGATTCGGTGTAACAGTAACTCTTTCTAAATATATATCTGAATCACCGCCAAGGCCAGCATTCATTTCAAATATATCAGCTTCAGCCTTACGTATGATATTTTTATTCTCAATATCACCGTAGAATTGCACTTTCATTTCAAAAGTCAATGTGTAAATAATTGTTCGTCTTTGTTCTAGAGGTCCTTCATAATCATCACTAAATGTAACACCAGTAATTACAATAGGGACATCTTCTACAAATGTAGGATAAAAATCTTTAAAGGGAAAAATTGATAATGTATATTGTGGATTAAATGTTGGTAGTATCTGTTCAACAATCTGCAATGCATCATCTTGATTCTTAGCAAAAATATTTAAAGAGAATCCAATATTATAAGGTACAGGTGAATAAAACTTTTGCCTTTGTTCACGAGTAGCTCCAACAGTATTAAAGTTACTTACTTTTGTCAATTGCCGTGTTAAGTCATACGATATATCTGTAATTTCAAATGACATCCTTGGTAACTTTAAAGCTACACGTGTATCGTTTTGTAAGCTAGGATTTTCACGTATTCTTTCAAGATACTTAGACTTTGGTGCATAAGCTAGTGGAACTTTTAGTTGGTTTAATACACCACCAGAAGAATCCTTACGTACTACATACAGGTTATTAAAGATGCGACCGAATATCGCAACTGATTTTCTAATTCTTTCATGATAAAAATAACCTGTAAACATTATTGATTCTCCGGATCACCAAATGGATTATCTTCACTGAAGTTTAAGAAGTCATCAATTGTAGTATCGGTAAAGTCATCGTTCTGTTCATTTTCAGACATACGATTTTCTTGTTCTACACTAATAACTTCAAGTCCAGTAGTTGCAGATTTTGTTGCATTTAGTACTTGTCTATTTACTACAAACTCACGAAACTTTCCACCGACATGTCCGACATAAAGATATCTAGCTGAATCACCATCAGAATCGAGTGCATAGCTTAATACTTCACCACGAATTTTTACACCATTCGATAATGTCTGAGTAATATCATCTCCTCTTTCATATGTGCTATCAGCTAGGATACCACCGAGTATTGATACTGTAGGTGCATTATCATAGAAATTTCCACTATCTGTTATTATAAGATCTGATACTTTACCGGCATTCGAATCAATAAGTGCATATGCCGCACCTCTGAAATCAGCAGGTGTGCCGGTAGGATCATCAACAATCAAAGTTGCTGAATCCATGTATCTACCTTTGTTGATAATATTAAAAGCTGTCACTTGTCCATCTGTTACTGTGGCGGTCACTGATGCACTATCAAGTTCAAAGTTTTCATAGTTAATAGTGACATTTGCCATGCCAGTTGGAATTGCTAATACGGATGGATTATTCTTGAATTCTAATTCATCTAGGACAATATGATTATTACCTTCACTGTTCACAAGTGTAATTGATTCTGTAAAGAATGGATCACTATATGCCTGTGGTCTAGTTTGATCTGCTGATGCCTGTGCACCGTCAACGTACATTTTGAAAACATTATTAGGATTTTGATAATCTTTTATGAGTTGTATAAAATGATACGAACTATCATTATAAGAACTACCCGATAGCATGCTATGACTACTTAATCCGTTTTGTTCTGACCATTTCCATTGTAGTTGTCCACCTATAAAATTAATTTCATTATCATCACCATTTACATCATCAAATGTTTTGAATCTTATAATTGTTGTGCTACCCGTATGTGTAGATGGAACTTTAACAAAGAAACTAAATGATAGATCTGTACTATCAGTGCTGCCCGGTGTACCAAAATTATAATCCCAATCAGATGTGAGATCTGAATCAATGAGAGTAATTCCTAAGCCGTAACCATATACACCAAACTTAGGATCAGTAATATAATTTTGAGGAGTTAATATGTTAGCACTGACTCGTACCGTTGGTGTAGATGTATAATAGTTACCACTATCCGTAATAGTAATTGATCCAATAGAACCACTGTCTGTCAGATTAATCAATCCTCCAGCATTACGTGAATCTTGATCTGGATCACTTATAACAACATAAGGTAGAAAGGTGTAGTTTCCATCACCGCTATCTGCAATTGTAAGATTAGTAATTCTTCCCATTATGAAATACTCGCCGTTGCTCTAGCACCTGCAGGTATTTTCAGACCTAGCTTATACTGATATGCATAATCTTTTTCAATATCATCAATGTCTGTAACACCGGTATCGAGATCTTCTCCAGTGTATTCGAA